GATCATATTGAAGAACGATATGAGGAAGGTTCTCGTGTTTGTGTTTCAACCAGTTGGGAAGTAATTAATGACATCACTGGTGGTGGTCTTGCTGGTGGTGAGTTAGGGGTTGTAGTTGCTCCTGCTGGTGGTGGTAAGAGTTGGGGTCTGATCAATCTTGCCGCTAATGCATTGAAGAGTGGTAAAGTCGTTCTGTATTACACACTTGAACTGAATGCCTTTTACGTTGGTAGACGGGTGGATGCATTCCTAACAAACATACCATTTCAAAATCTCGGTGAGGAAACATCTAAGGAAAAGATCAAATCTACACTCGAAAACATAACGGGTGACCTTATTATCAAACACTATCCAACAAGGACTGCCAGTGTAATTACCCTATCTTCTCATATTGAAAAGTGTATTTCACAAGGTAAAACACCTGACATTATCATAGTGGATTATGCCGACTTGATCCGTCCATCTAAGGCAGGTGATAAGAGATTAGAGTTGAATGACATCTATGAAGAACTACGTGGTTTGGCTGGTGAGTATGATATTCCAATTTGGACTGCATCACAAGCAAACCGTTCTTCCACAGAGGAAGATGTCATTGAGGGTAACAAAGTTTCAGAGTCTTACAATAAAGTGATGGTTGCGGATTTCATCATGTCTCTATCTCGAAAAACAAATGATAAGATTGGTGGAACGGGAAGATGGCACATCATCAAAAATCGATTTGGACCAGATGGTATGACTTTCCCAAGTAAGGTAAACACAATGACTGGTCACATTGAAATCTTTGAACCTAACTCTGATATTGCCCGTAGTATCAATGAAAGTATGAAGGGTGAGACTCACGTTAAGAGAGCTTTGTCTGAAAAGTTCAAGCAACTTGAAGGGTTTTAATTAACAAAAATTAATGTAGATTTTAGCGAAAAATAGACGATTTTTTCTTTCAAACAGTATAGTTATGTCTATACTGTTCTGTTTTAGACACAGAAATAAACGTTTTCAACAAAAAAATAATCGGAGAAACTTATGGACATTAGCAACCGAATACTTTCGGACATCACGGTGTATATGAAATACGCTCGTTTTATTCCAGAACTAAACCGTCGGGAAACTTGGGAAGAGTTGGTGACTCGAAACAAAGAGATGCACCAAAAGAAATATCCACAACTCCACGATGAAATCGAAAACGTTTATAAGTTTGTCTATGATAAGAAGATTCTTCCTTCAATGCGTTCACTTCAATTCGGTGGTAAACCAATTGAAATTTCTCCGAATCGTATCTACAACTGTGCATACCTACCGATTGATGACTGGCGTGCTTTCGGTGAAGTAATGTTTCTCCTTCTTGGTGGGACGGGTGTAGGTTACTCTGTTCAAAAACACCACGTAGAAAAACTCCCTGAAATCCGTAAACCAAAGGCAGATCGTGAAAGGAGATTCCTTGTATCCGATTCTATTGAAGGTTGGGCAGATGCAATCAAGGCAGTTATTAAGTCTTACTTTACAGGTGGATCATCGATTCGTTTTGATTACTCCGATATTCGTCCAAAGGGTGCTCGTCTTATCACATCAGGTGGCAAAGCCCCTGGCTCAGAACCACTTCGTATCTGTGTTGAAAAACTTCGTGCCATTCTTGATTTGAAGAAAGACGGAGACAAGTTGTCACCTATCGAAGTTCACGATATTGTTTGTCACATTGCAGATGCAGTTCTTGCTGGTGGTATTCGTCGTGCTGCTCTTATCTCTCTTTTCTCTGCTGATGATGACGAAATGATTTCATGCAAGTTTGGTTCATGGTGGGAATTGAATCCTCAACGTGGACGTGCAAATAATTCGGCGGTATTGCTTCGTAGTAAAGTAACCGAGGAATTCTTCAAAGGACTTTGGAAGAAGATTGAACTTTCAAATGCAGGTGAGCCAGGAATTTACTTCTCGAACGATAAAGATTGGGGAACAAACCCTTGCTGTGAAATTGGTCTTCGTCCGTTCCAATTCTGTAATCTCTGTGAAGTAAACGTTTCAGACGTGGTAGACCAACAAGATTTAGAAGACCGTGTTCGTGCAGCAACATTCATCGGAACACTTCAAGCAAGTTATACGGACTTCCACTACCTTCGCCCAATCTGGCAAAGAACAACAGAGAAAGACGGTCTTCTTGGAGTCGGTATGACAGGTATCGGTTCAGGTGTTGTTCAGAAGTTAGATGTAAAGGCAGCAACAAAGGTTGCAAAGGAAGAGAACGAAAGAGTCGCAAACATTCTTGGTATCAACAAAGCTGCTCGTATCACAACAATCAAGCCAGCTGGAACTTCATCTCTTACACTTGGATGTTCATCAGGTATTCACGCATGGCACAATGACTACTACCTCCGTAGAATTAGGGTTGGTAAGAATGAGGCAATCTACAACTATCTTGCACAGAATCACCCAAACTTGATAGAGGATGAGTATTTCAGACCACACGATACTGCTGTAATTGGTATTCCACAAAAGGCACCAGACCATGCTATTATGCGAACAGAATCACCACTTCAACTTCTTGAGCGAGTAAAGTGGTTCAGTCAAAACTGGATCCGTCCTGGACACAGAAATGGTATGAACTCTCACAACATCTCGGCAACGGTATCTATCCGTGAACATGAATGGGACGCAGTTGGCAACTGGATGTGGGAAAACCGGGAAGCATACAACGGCCTTTCAGTTCTCAATTACGATGGGGGATCTTATACGCAAGCTCCTTTTCAAGATATTACAAAAGAAGAGTATGAAAGATTGATGTCAACTCTGCATGATGTTGACCTTTCAAACGTTGTTGAACTTGATGACAATACTGAACACTCACAAGAAGCCGCCTGTGCAGGTGGTGCGTGTCTCATTTGATATGGAATGAATTTGCCGGGTTTGTATGGTTTATAGTAGCTTGTCTCAACTCCTACGAAAACTCCTGTCAAACCCGGCATTTGTTTTGAAATCTGATATTTATAGTAGAGACAAGCATTACTATAAACAATCAGGAGAACTCCCGTGATTATCTACAAGACCACCAACTTGGTGAACGGAAAGCAATACATTGGAAGAGACAGCCACAATAACCCAAAATATCTTGGGTCGGGAACTCTGATAAAGAAGGCGATTCGACGATATGGTAAAGAAAACTTCAAAAAAGAAATTATAGAGGAGTGTTCATCATTTGAACAAATGGTGGAACGTGAAGAATACTGGTTGAACTACTATGATGCAGGCAATAATCCTTTGTTTTACAATTTACAGAATTTAGGTAAAGGTGTTGAATTTACGCATGAAACTCGTAAAAAAATTGGCGAGGCAAGTCGTAGAAGAATTACAACAGAAGAAACTAGGAAGAAGATAAGTCAAATCACAAAAGGATCGAATAATCCTATGTTTGGAAAAAGACATTCGGATCTAACCAAAGACTTGATTCGTAAAAAACGAATTGGAACACGCGCAAGTGAAGAAACCAGAAATAAGCTAAGCGAGTCACGACGAGGATCTAAAAATTGGAGATATAATCGTGGGTATTTATTTACTGATGAAAATAATGGAAATTTCAAAGGTTATATCGTCTGTGTATCTGGTAATTACGTTGGACAAAGAAAAACAAATAAAGAGTGGTGTGATACACTCGGAATAATGAGACAGAACTTTCGCAAACACCTTCGGGGAGAATCCTACAAAAACGGAATCAAAGGAAATTTTTTCAAATGGGAATGTGAAATAAAATAAGGGTAAATGGTTATGGTTATTTATATGACTACGAATCTCATCAATGGTAAGAAGTATATCGGTAGAGATAGTAAGAATAATCCAAACTATCTTGGTTCTGGACCTTTATTGAAGCGATCAATCAGAAAATATGGTAAACATAATTTCGAGAAGAAAATAATTGAATCATGTTCATCCAAAGAAGAATTGATAGAAAGAGAAGAGTATTGGTTAAATTATTATGATGCCGGTAATGATTCAAACTTTTACAATATGAATAATATTTCAAGTGGCGGTGCATTATTTCTTGGGAGAAAACATTCAACGGAATCAAAGAAAAAAATAGGAAATTCCGTCAGAGGTGAAAAAGGTGGTATGTGGGGAAAAAAGCATTCTGAAAAATCAAAGATAAAGATGGGGGATTCTAATAGGGGAGAAAAACATTATTTATATGGAAAGTCCCCGTCTGATGAAACTAGAATGAAAATGAGTAATGCAAGAACCGGTGAGAAAAATCATATGTATGGTAGACGAGGAGAGATTGCTTCGGGGTTTAGAGGATATGTTGTTTGTATTGAAGGACAATATAAAGGAAAAATCAAAACAAGATTGGAATGGTGTGATTTACTAAAAATAAAACCACACTACTTTTCAAAACATCTACATCGAAAAAAATACAAAAACGGAATCAAAGGAAATTTTTTCAAATGGGAACATGAAATACAATCATAACCTATTTATCTAACAGGGAACTAATCCCGACTATTATACAAACAGGAGTCAGTTATGACAAAACAAGAATTATATGAACAGATTACAAACCTGTTCAACGAATTCACCGTCGGACACAATTCAAAGTTCAAGAAGGGTGCAA